ACGTTCACCGTTGAGAATGAGGGTAGACCATTCGATTCAGAGTCCATAGTTTGGATTCCGGACATTGTTCGCCCTGGTGAGGTCCGTGGCGTGTCGAGAATCAAGGCACTCAAGGAAAACTTTGGGCTGGCTATGGGGCTGGAAAAGTTTGCGGCTTCATTCTTTGGTCAAGGAACCAACCTCAGCGGAATCATTGAGTTCCCCGGCAACCTGACCGCCGAGCAAGCCGCAAATCTGGTCAATGGATTCGATAACCGCCATAAAGGTTGGCGTAAGGGTCACAAGACTGGTGTGTTGTCCGGTGGAGCCACTTTCAAAGCGACCCAGATTGACCCGGCTCAGTCGCAAGCGCTAGAGGCACGACACATGGCGGTAGAGGATATCGCTAGAGCGTTCAATATCCCACCCCACCTGCTTGGTCTGCCCGGGACTACATCCTATGCGAGCGTGGAGCAGAACAACCTGGCTTGGGTTACCCACGGTTTGCGACCAATCATCCAAAAGATTGAGGGTAGCCTGAGCCCACTTTTGGCTCGGTCCCCGCGTGGAGAAAACGCATACATCAAGTTCAACCTGGACGGATTGCTTCGAGCTGACCTCCAGACCAGAGCATCCGCATATTCGACAGGGTTACAGTCAGGATTCTTGACAATCAATGACGTCCGTAGGCTTGAGGACCTGACACCGATGGACGACCCAACGGCGAACATGGTTAGAGTGCCGTTAGCCAACGTGGACCTGGACGATTCCGGTATCACCGCTATCAAGAACAAGGTCCAAGCCGCACAGCAGTTGGTTCTGGTCGGATTCAACCCTGAGCAGGTTTTGGAAGCCCTGGGTCTACCCGCTATCGAGCACACTGGTCTTGCTAGCTCGCAACTTCAGCCAGTTTCTCAAGTGGACCCCGAGGACCCAGAGGAACCGTATGAGGATGAGGTCAAATAATGCCCATTATCAACAACCATTTCACGATTGCCGAGAGCACAAGAGTATTGGTTGCTTCGGCTGACAATATGCCCCAAGATATTTGGGTTCACGAGGCAGACCACAGTGAGTCCACAACCGTATTGTTAGGCAACGCCACCGTAGATAACACCAACGGGCTCCACCTCCACGCTGGCGAAACTATGTCAATGACTTTGCGCCCTGGGGATGTGTTATACGCATATAGCAGTCAGGGAGCACCCGTGGTCCATGTTCTCCAAATCCAAAAGAATGACTAATGCCGTATTTCATTACCGATGAAGCTGACAGTTGCCCGGGCTGGGCTGTTGTCAAAGAGGATGGCGAAGTGGTTGGGTGCCATGACGACAAGGATGGGGCTGTAGAGCAGATGGTTGCGATATCGCAGGATGAAGGCATGGAACCTGGAGGAACCTATGAGGGGCAAAATGAGCCATTTGAGGGGAATCGGACCCGGAATCAGGGTCAAAACCCAGAAATAGAGGCGTCAGAATCGCGTCTGAGCGACGAACAGGGCTTCACCGATATAGGAACCCCGGGAGAATCCCTAACGCCTGACAGGGGCTCTGAGGACCGTGCCTTGAACCTGGACCCGCCAGCGTTCATGCGTGCTGCGGCAAGGCAGGGGCTCAAGTATGTGGAGGAAGGCAAGGGCGGTGGTGGTCTGAAGGAAAAGACCATTCGTGAAGCTCGTGCTATGGCTGAGGGTAACGTGACCTCAGAGAAGTGGGTCAGATTGCGGGCTTGGATAGCACGGCATATGCCTGACCTAGATGCTCCTGCGGCAGACCCAGACAACGACAAGTATCCCAGCCCTGGAGTGGTCGCTCACCTATTATGGGGAAGTGGACCCACAAAACGTGGCGCGGAGCGAGCAATGAAGTATGCTGACCGTGTGGTTGGTAGACTGGAAGCTGAGCAGAAAGACAGGGGACACACTTTGCCTGCTATTGAAACACGCGAAACACCATTGGAAGAGATGGAGGTCCGTGAGAACGCTGACGGCATGTTCTTTGAGGGCTATGCCGCATTATTTGATTCTCCGAGCAAGCCACTTCCGTTCACTGAGCGTATAGCACCTGGAGCTTTCATCCGGTCACTCAAGTCCCGCAACGATATCAAGTTGCTGTGGAATCATGACACTAGTGAGGTCCTGGGCTCTACCCGGTCCGGCACGATGAAACTGGTTGAGGATGAGCGCGGGCTCAAGGTTGTAGCTCAACTGCCTAACACCACTACTGGGCGTGACGCGGCTGAACTCCTCAAGCGTGGGGATGTGGACGCTATGAGCTTTGGTTTTACCGTACCCCGTGGCGGAGATGACTGGTCCGAGGACGGCAAGGAGCGCACTCTGCGTGAGGTTATGCTTCACGAGGTCAGCATTGTTGCGTTTCCCGCATACGAGGGCACTTCCGGTAAGGCTACGGTCCGTGGTCTTGAGAGAGTCGCTCAGCGAGCAAACGTGGACCTGGATGCCTTATCCGATGCCCTAGTGAAACTGGAGATGGGTGAGGACATGACTGAGGAGGACACGCGCTTGCTCAATGAGGTCCTTGACTCGATTGCCCCAGAGAAGCCAGCTGAGGATGAGGACAACGGCAAGGCTATGCTTGAACTCAAGAAGCAGAAACTCAAACTATTGGAGCTAATCAATGGCTAGTGAAAAAGACATCAAAGAGGCAATCCTCAAGGTGGCGGGGAATCCCGAGAGTGGCGCAATCCATTCTTTGGCGGACCGGATGGCTAAGGCAGTTGCCGAACTGGACACTCCAGATGAGTCACCCAGGGCAGAGAAGCCCAAGCGTGAAGTCAGAGTGACTGAACCTACCGAAGTAAGGTAGATACAAAAATACCCCCAGAGCCAATAAGCTCCAGGGGTATTCTTGTCACTGTCACACAGTGTGGCGAACATGGGAGCCAGGGATTCTTTGGAACCCACAGGCAAGCTCCCAACGCTCACGGTCAAATTGGGGATTGTCACGCTCGAACACAGCACTCAAGCGGTCCACTAGTAACTCATAGTCACTAGCACCCATCTCCAAACCGCAGGGGACAATAGCCTCAGCGATTGCGATGTAATCTTTGCGAGTCATCATGAGAGCACTCGTTTCTTCAGTTCCTCATGACCACGGCGCATAGCCTCAGCATGACGTTCCATCTGAGCGCGGGTGAACTCGGTGTATTCCTCAACACAACCATCGTCCACCATCTCAATGAGTTCAGACCAAGCGTGTTCAAGCTCAGCAAGCTCAGCACGCTTAGCACGAATCATCTCGTGGATATGATTCTGAAGCTCACTGGCTTCGTCACGACCCCAGGGCTCCACAACACTCCACTTGCTAGTAGAAGTGTTAGCGGTATCCTTGGCGGCACGCAAAGCTCGCATGACCCTCATGTAACGGTTCACTTTGGCAGGTATTCTCTTAGCCATTGCCTTCCTCCATTCGTTTGATAATGCCCTCTGCCTCAATCTCCATGCCGACCATAGCTTCCAGCTTGGCGATAGTATCCAGGGCATCGCGGTAAGCGACATTGCAAACATCAGACAGTTCATCTCGCACCGACTTGACAAGTTCTTCACGGCGCTCAGAGCCAGTCTGTCGTTTGAACCCGTCAGCCCGGTCACATATCCAGCTAATGCGCTTTCGCATAGAATCCAACTGGCTAGTAACATCGTATAGGGCATCCGAGTAACGGTCCCAGTAGACCGATTCGTCAGTTCGTACCTTGTTCATTTGCTTCCTCCAATCAAAGTGGCGGGGCAGGGGACCAAAGTCCCCCACCCCACCCAATCAGGACCCAGCGTATTGCTTAGCCCATTTGTCCAACCGGTCAATCGCATAGCCAGGCTTCACCTCATCCGTATGACGGGCTATCAAGGTGTAACCGTATGAGTAGAATTTGCCTTTGGCTGTGCGACCTTGGAACCATTCTCGGTCCGCAGTAAACGAACCGCTTGTAGGAAAATTCAAAAGGTAAGCGGCACCGTTTTGCAAAAGCGCAACCCGGTAGCACCTACCCTCATCGTATTCCGTCATCGGTTCCAAGGGGTAGCGGTAGAAAATATCGCCAACCTTGAGCCGTGTGTTGTAACCATCCCAACCGAACTGGACAGGCTCGACCAGTTCCACTTTGGGGTAGGTTTCAGTAAACAAGGAGTGGGCTATTGTTCCCTCAGTGGGTAGCCCATCCTCAGTGGTGAACTTGTGATTCATCAGATTCTCCAATCAGTTAGCGTGAACCCACTCGCAGGTTGTAGCGAGCAGGTGGTTGTAGTCACCGGCGGTGGCTTCCTTCAGGTATGCCTCAATCTCACCGGCAGGAACACCGGCACGACGCATTGCCTTCTGGACACGACCCAGGATGGAGTAGGCGTTACCGTCTTCACCAACCAGGTCCACTTCAACTTCAGGATATTTGACATCAATCATTTGATTCTCCATTCTTCTGATTAGGTAGGGGACTGACTAGCCAGCAGGATGGCTCGCAGTGGACTAGCGAATCTCGTCCAGGTATTCAGCCATAAGAGCACGACCCTCAAGGTCCAGATTGTCGCAACGCATCTCGAATATGCCTTCATTCTCGGCACGGTTCAAGTGGCTAGCGTCATCCTGAACACAGATAGCAGAACCATCGGAGTGAGTCTCCCAGATGTAAAGCGTCTCTGTAGGGTCTGCTTTATGGCTCGCGAGCTTGTAGGTAGTAGGGCCACCCCAGCTCTCACCACGGTAGACCTTGCGAGCACGTCGCAGGTCGGTAGCAGGAACCTCAGTTCCCTCTGGGATGTAGTAAGGTTTCCAATCGCCAAGCGGTTTGAATATAGTGTCCATAGTAGGCACCTCCAGTTTCATTCGGACCGGGTTGCCAGCAGACTGTCCATCCTCAGATGATTATTTGTAGTCAAGAGTAGGAGTGAGTCGGAAACCCAACTGCTCCTCAATCTTGTTTATCGCACGAATCATGCGATTCTCGTCACGAGCGTAGTCATTGTATTCAGCACGCTCGGCACGACCAGACCATTCGTCAGGAATAGTCACGGGTGGCTCATCAACTCGTAGCATCTCGTAGTAGCTCAGCGCGGCAGCCAAAGCATCGCGTTGTTTTTCAGTAATACGCAGATTGTAAGTAGCCATAATCAGTACCTCCAGTTTTGTAGGAGGATGGACAGCCAGCAGGCAACCCGGTCATCGTAGATACGAGGAGCGAGCCATCCAGCAGGCCAGTCAGTCATTCAGTCACTCTGTAGTTTTCAGTATCCATTCGCAGTCACTCGGTCAGTAGCTTCACTGTCACCTTCACTAGCCAGGAGCAACGCGGTCCCTTAAGTCTAGTCCTTAAGTCCCCGATTGTCTAGGACCCTAGACCCCGCGATTCTAAAGGGCTCTGGAGCCGCACATTTTGAGGTCATCCTGCTAGACTAGGTATGTCGGAATCGTGAGTGTGCTCTGCCGACCAGCGTCAGTGAGTGGAACCACCCTGGGCAAACCCTAGTAAACCAACACATTGGAGATTACATTGTCTGAGTTCGTAAAGACTCAGCAGGAACTCCGCGCCAACCTTACTTCGCAAATCCGTGAGGTCATCGATGGTGCTGAGTCTGAGAGCCGTGGGCTCGACTCTGCTGAGATTGAGAAGATTGACCGCATTGAGGGTGACATCCGCCGTGCCGATGAAGCTATTGAGGTAGCTAAGCGCAACGAGGAACGTGCCCGTGAGGTCGCTGAAGCATCCAAGGGATTCGCACCCGCTGAGCGGTCTGAAGACCGTACCGCTGGTGACATCCTGCGTAGCATTGCTTTGGGAGAAATGCGTGACCACACTTTCGGCGCTGAACAGCGTGCGACTTTGGTCCCGTCTGCTAACACCGTACCCAAGTCATTCTTTGACCAGGTGTTCGATGTAGCACGTTTGGTTGGACCGATGCTCGATGGAGGCGTTTCTGACGTTATCCGTACCGCATCCGGTGAGGACCTCACTATCCCAACCCTGACCGCCTACAGCGCCGCAACCCTCAAGGGTGCCGGTACTGCCCTGGACGAGTCAGAGCCCACATACTCCAGCATCACGCTTGGCGCTTACAAGTATGGTCTGTTGATTCCTGTTGCTTCTGAGCTTATCTCTGACGCCGGATTCGACATTGAGTCACACTTGGCAGGTCAGGCTGGTAACGGTATCGGAACTGCTGTGAACGCCGCACTCACCACGGGTGACGGTTCTTCAAAGCCCAACGGTATCGTGACTGCTTCGTCTGAAGGTGTCGTGGGTGGAACCGGCGTGACCGGTGCCTTCACCGCTGACAACCTGATTGACCTGGCTTACAACGGTGTTGATGGACTCGTTCGCCGTCTGCCCGGAACTGGCTTCATGGCTTCCGGTACGGCTATGGGCGCAATGCGGAAACTCAAGGATGGCGACAACCGCTACATCTACGACCCTGTAGTTGGCGGACCTGACACCATTCTCGGATTCCCCGTCATTGAGAACCCCAACATTGCCGCACCTGCGATT